GTTTTGTTGTATGAATTGTTACATATTCAGTAGTTAAAACAACTTTTTGATTGTGTAAGCGTGCAAATGCTTTAACGGCTGCTATTGCTCGTCTTGCTTCACCTGATGCGTTGTCTTTTGCCTTTAAATGCTTTGTACTGCCTGCTCTTTGTTTCAACCATTTTTTAACTTCATTTGTTGCTTTTTTTGCGTCACCTGATGCATAGTCTTTAGCCGCCATTTTCTTCAGCTTTTCTGGTAATTTATTCCAACCAGTAATAGCTTTCAATGCTTGTGCTGCGTCTTTGGCTGTCATGTTTTTAATCAACAACTTCTTTATAGGCGTTGGCAATTTATTCCATTGTCCTAAACGCTTTAATGCTGGTATTGTGCCTGTGCTTGCATGGTCACGAACAATTACACTCTTAACGGCTGGTGATAAACTATTCCACTGCTTAAGTCGCATAATTGACGCTACAACACGGGCATTACCTGTAGTGTTATTAACCAGTATTTGTTTTACTGCTGGTTCTGCACTGTTCCATTCTTTCAGTTTACTTAACTGTTCAACTAAAACATTCTGGTTTGGTGCTGTCGCTATTGCGTGTTGTATTCTTGGACTCATTGCATTCCACTTGTGCATAAGCTCCAACGACTTAGCAATTTTCTTACCGCCTTGAGTTGCTATTAAGGCTACATGTTCTTTAAAACTCATAGCGTCCCAACGTCCATTAGCAAAGGCGGCTTCGGCTATCATTGCTCTACCATTAGTGCCTATTTTTGCGTTTTTAGCTATGAATTTTAAGGCGTTCCAACCTCGTTTAGTTTTTCCAAACTCTTTAATAACTTCTTTAGCATTAGTTTTAATCTTGCCTGTTTTAGTATCAAAGACTAAAGAGTTCCACGCCTTACCTGCTATTCTGGCATTTCTACTCATGCTATTACCAACTTGTGCTACTGTTGATTGTATTTCTCTAGCACGGCTCTTGATATTTCTAACTGCACTTGTGAAAGCTTTACTATCCCACTTCATACCATTTTCCATGAATTGCCCACGGATACTCTGCTCAATTTCCTTGTATGATTTGCCTTGATTTTTCATTAAATTAATTTCGGCTTCAAGTAATTGCTTTCTGGTTCTGAAATCTTGTTGGTCAATCGTCTTTCTTAATGCAATTGCACGGCTATGAGATAAGATACCTTTTTCTTCAGCTTTTCTCACTTCTGCCATTTTTTTGCGGTATTGAACGCTGGCTTGCCCTGTTTTCATTAATGCTCTTGTTAAGGCTTTAAATGTTTCTGCATAATTCCCTTTAGATAGCTTGTGAGTAAATGTATTGCTTAACGCTTTCTGGATATTAGCTGACGCCCGTTTTGTAACGCCTAATGAAGATACAAACGCTTTTGTCATATCATTTTGAATGTTGTTAAGCATTATACGCTCATCTTCGTTTAGTTTGCGTCTTTCTCGTAAGGCGTTCTGTGTTATCTTGGTTGCTAAGCTTTGATTATACTGTAGGCGTTTTCTCCAATTCTCGGTTGCTTTTTCGTCTTTTCTTTGCCATTGTCCTATCTGGTTTGACGCGTCACCGCCTAACTTTTTAGCTAAGCTGGACAAGGCTCTTTTTTGTCGGCTTGCAACATTATTAATTGTTCGATTCATACCATTAAACGCTTGTCTAATTCTGCCTATTGAGCCTTTAGCAGAATATGATGTATTGTTCATAGCGTCTTTAGCTTGAATTGCCCACTTTCTGAAACTTTCAATACTCTTTTGTGTTTCAGTGCCTACAACTTGTCCCCATAATTTAATCTCTTTTTCTTCCTCACGCTTTTTATTGATGTAAGGAATAATCACATTAGTTGATAGTTTGTAAGCTCCATATGTTGCTCCTAATGCTGCCACTACTACGCCTAATCCTGCGGCGGTTGCTAATAGTGATGTACCTAATGTAGCTGTTGTCGCTGTTGCTCCTGCTGTTGCTGTTCCTAAGGCTTCTACGCCCTCACTTGTTGCTACAACTCCTGCAGACGCTTTACCAGTACCAGTTACAAAACGTCCTAATTTAGCAAGTAGCCCCTCTGTTTTTGCTCCTGCTGTTACTGATGACGAACCTATGTTCGCTATATCTCCGCTTAGCTGTTTTACTCCTTGACTACCGCTAATCAGTGTATCGACTTTTTGCAGATTATTTACTAACGAACCGCCTTTTAATTTTGCTCCCCAATCATATAATCGCTTGAATGCACTTTCTAAGTTGCCTAAGCCTGCTATTGGTGCGGCTATTATATGACATAGCGGATTAATAGCGGCGTAAATAGCTAGAAAATCAACAATTGCTTTTTGTAAATTCGGGTCTAGTTTTGCAAATGCTTGTGCTAAACCTTGTACATTTTTCATCAAGCCTGTGAAAGCTGGCAACATATTGCCGCCTACTTCAATCATTGTAGCGTGCAATGTTTGCTTGAACTGTTTCCACTTTGCCTCTGGTGTCTGGTTCATCTCGTTAGCAATTCGCTTAGTTACTCCGCCTGCGTGGTATAGTTCGTTTTCAAGGTTTCTTAATTCTTGCCCTGCTGATTTACTCGACTTGTTAGACTTTTGGAACAGTGCTAATACACCTTGTCCTAACTTACCAAACGCTTGGTTAAGTAGTGCCATTCGTTCAGTTGGTGTTTTGTCTTTTAATTTTCGATTGATACGGTCAATTAATGACGGAAGGTCTATACCCTTTTTCTTGATTTGATCAATATCGACACCAATCGCTCGCATATTAGCACGATTTTTCTTTGTATCAGTGGTTAATTTAGTTAAAACCTGTCTTAATGTAGTACCTGCTGTTGAAGCTTCAATACCACGGTTTGACAATGCACCTAAGGCGGCGGCTACTTGCTCAATCTTCATGTGTGCTTGCGCCGCTGTTGGTCCTACATACATCATCCCTGCTGAAATATCTGCAAAACTTGACGCTGTCTTGTTTGCTACTGCTGTTAATACGTCTACAACACGATTAGTGTTTTTAATTTGTTGTGATGTGGTATTAGCTTTTAATCCAAACATTTCTATTGCTGACGCTGACGCTTGCATAACTACTTCTAGGCTTTCACCTGACGCTCTTGTTGCGTTCAAGATAGCTGGCATTGAACCTAAAACCTGTCTAGCGGTAAAACCACGTCTTGCCAACTCCGTCATTGTTGCATTGATTGAGTGTGTTGATATCCCGTATTTTTGCGACCATTTCAAAGAGTTAGCACTCATCTTATTTAATTCTGCGGATATTTCTTTAGTTATTCGCCCGTCTTCAGATAAAAGCGGTGCTATTCCTCTAATTTCAGACTTAAAGTGTATTGCTGATTGAACTGCATTATATAATCCTGCTCCAATTGCCGCTGAACCCGCAAATGAACCTGTATCTCTTATTCTTTCGGCTATACCTTGTAACTTGCTACCATAATCGCCTATCATACGTGAACCACGCCCAAATACAGAATTAATTCGCCTTTGTTGTTGCAAGGTCTTTGCGGCGGCTAATCTTACGGCGTCATAGTGTAATGCTGTAGTCTGCAATTTGTTCGCTGTAGTTCCTAACAATCGCTGATTTTCTACGTTGCTATTAGCTGTGAAATCTTTTTTAACTTCATCAAAACGATGTTTATAGTTTTCTAGTTGCTTGGATAACATTTTTAAGTCTGCTATTTGCGTTTTAAAAATGCTGTTTGCTCCTAACTTGGTAGCTCCTGACTTAAAGTTGCGTTCCATTCCTGCAAGTAATTTATCAGTACGCTTAATCTGGGCTTCTAGTGCTATTTGATTAGTTAAAAACGGCTGTATATCAAGTGCAATTGTCGCTGATAAGTGTCCTAATTCTTCTGACATTTTTTATCCTCCTTTCTTCTGATTTTTTGCATTAGGGTCTAAAAAGAACTCTGGAAAGGCTTCATCTATTGCCATTGTTTTTACACTGTCTGTATTTTCTCCTGTAGTTAAACTATCTAAGAAAACTAAAAAATCAAGTTTGCTCATGCTTAAAATTTCTTTGATTGTGTAGTGAAATTCTTTTTGCATGAATTTAAAAACACTTAGCATTTTTTGATAAGCACTTTCCACTTCTTCAACATTTATTTTTTTTGCGGGTTACCTGCCTGACTGAGTAAACCTGAACTCATATCTAACCAACGTTCAAAATCTTCTCGCATGGTCATTGGTGATATTCCTTGTCTTGCCTCTTCTACATTAAATTGGTCATGGAAAAAGCTAACAATAAATTCTAAATCTGCGTTAACTAATTCTTCGCCGTCTTCTGGTTTCATATCTAACGGGTTGTCGTTTGTCTTAATTGCGTATTTTTTCTGTGCAATTTCAAGCTTAGCGGCGTTTACAAAGTCACCAATATTGAGTGGCTGTTGTTCAAAATCACGTTCATAAACAACTTTTTTACCGTCTTTAAACAATTTAATAATTTCTTTTGTCATATATAACTCCTATCAACCGTGCTCCTCGGCGGAGTATTGTTTATTTAATACACGGCTTTTGTTTAAAATAAATTATTTTGCAGCTGCTTCGTATTTTTGAATTGCGGCTTGCAATAATTCGTCTGTCTTTGGCATTACATAATTTTCAAAGGTTGTTAAATCGAAATCTTCTTTTGATGAAAAACCATTTACTAAAACAGTATTTGTTTTTCCTCTTTGTTGCATAACGAACTCGCCTTCGATTTCTTCGGTTGCTGGGTCTGGTGCTCCTAAGCCTTTAGTCTTGTTCTTAGAGTCTGGAAACTTAAATACACCGTTTAACAAACCAATGTATAGCGGATGAGTTTCGTTTGATTTCAATTGAGTTTGGAAAATTACCGCTACATGGTTTGGTACTGTATCTGAACCGTATGTTTCCATACCTGCTCCAAACTTCGTACCAAACAGAATTTTCTTGGCTTCTGGTGGCAAGAAATAATTACTTAATTTCAAAGTAACCTTTGTAATACCTGAAGATAGTGCCATATATGCACCATCATCGGCGGCAATTGTAGTGTTTTCTGAACTGATTGAAATGTCGGCTTGTGTAGTTCCTGGTATTTCCAACGGGTCACCTACAACTAAACCTTTGTCATTTAATTGTGCAATTTTAAAACCTTTTGCACCAATTCTCACAATTTTTGTCATAAAATTTATTCCTCGTTTTCTACTTCTAAACCATGTACATACATTCTGAATACGTACATTTTGTTGTTTAATTGGTCACCAGTATCCGAGTCTTCCTCGTGGTCTTCTGAATACAGATAATAACCAATATCAGACAATATTTTCTTAATAATATTGAACATTTGTTCGCCTTGTTCTAATTCCTTTACCCAAAAAGAAACTAGCACTCTAGGACGGTAAATATTTTGTACATTATCACTAGCACGGTAAGAACAACCAACATAATTAATTCTTACAATCGGGGCATAGTTAGCAACTTGATAATTTTCGGGAATGTCTTGATTAAAAATTAAGTTATCGTCACATTCTGCAATTCTTAATTGTTTCATCAAGTTCAATAATTTATCGCTAGTCGATAATGCTTTATAGATTTTTGTTTCTGGTAAAAGCATGTTAATCTCCTAACTCCTGACGAAATTTAGATTTAATAATATTTTCTAGTTCGGGGGTTGCTTTTTGTCTTGAACGCTCTGAAAAGAATGTCGGGGCTTTTTTAATCGAACCAGTATCCGCAAAGTGTGCATACCACGCTGGTAATGAACCTCTACTTGCTGAACCTGCCAAACCTACTTTAACTTGCATAAC